TGAAGACCCACTTGTCCCTGATGATCCAGAAGTTCCTGAAGACCCACTTGTCCCTGATGATCCAGAAGTTCCTGAAGACCCACTTGTCCCTGATGATCCAGAAGTTCCTGAAGACCCACTTGTTCCTGATGAACCAGAAGTACCAGAAGATCCGCTTGTCCCTGATGATCCAGAAGTTCCTGAAGACCCACTTGTTCCTGATGAACCAGAAGTACCACGAGATCCGCTTGTCCCTGATGATCCAGAAGTTCCTGAAGACCCACTTGTTCCTGATGATCCAGAAGTTCCTGAAGACCCACTTGTTCCTGATGATCCAGAAGTACCGTTTGAGCCTGAAGACCCACTAGTTCCACTTGAACCGCTGGTGCCTGAAGAACCGCTAGTTCCAGACGATCCTTGCACACCTTCTAATTTAGCAATAATTATTCTACTGCCAGGATAATCTGTTTGTGAATTTATATTTTGAGATGATGAATCATTGTGCCAAACATAAATTTGAATATAATCATTATTTTCTAATACTAAATTTCCTGAAAAAATCGTTACTGGACTATTTGAAGTTAAAGTGGCTGGAATTGTAGAATAAGAATATCTTCCTTGAGACGAGCTTATATTACCATTTTTTACTATAAATACTGATCTAGATGTTCCTGCTGTTCCTCCAGATGCCCAACCTATAAATCCAGCAACATTGAAAAAAGCCGCAAATCCAGAAGTATTTGTAAATTTATTTGTTCCGTCAAATGTTAAACCTATAGATCCTCTACTATTTTCAGTATCAGAAGTATTCCAAGTAACTGATGTATTCGTGCTTGCACTGATACTTTGTGTTGTATTGCTATATCTTGCCAATGCTGAAATTAAAGTTGCTATTCCGCTTGTTCCAGAGCTTCCCGATGTGCCAGAAGATCCAGAAGTTCCAGAAGACCCACTAGTACCAGAAGTTCCACTTGTTCCATTTAATGGAGCCACCTCATAACCTCTAAAAGTTAAAACATTTGCTGTTGATGAAGAAAGAGCGAATAGAACTGGTTTAGAAATTTGACCAAATGTTGTCGGCTCTGTTGCGGTTAAAGCTCCAGCGGTAGTTGGTGATAAAAAATATACAGTTCCTGGCGTTAAACCGCTTAACCCTTCAATTAATCCATCGTATACCAATTTAAAAGTATTTGCATCAACTATATTTCTTACAACACCTTGGACTTCAGCATGTTCGGCGCTATCTGCTTGAGCTTTATACCAATTTGTTCCATCGAATCTAACAATATCACCGACAACGAACCCATGACTTGCTTGAGTAAATTCATCAATTAACGCAGTTCCATTGCCAGCGTCCAATTGTTTTTTAATTATATTGTTTTCAATTACTAATTTATACAACTCTTCAGTATTTGTAGTTGTCGGTAATTCAGTAAATACTAAATTATTACTTCCACTATAATATAATGTACCTGTTGTTAGTGTATCTGAATCTGAAAATTTTGGTATATAACCACTAATACCAGAACCATCAATAACTTTTTTACCACTTAATTGACTAAAATTTATTGCTTGATTTATATATCCAGAACTAATAAATAAACTATCAGAGAATTCTGAAACTACTTCATCTGTATTTATTGCGCGAACTTTAACGAAATAATTAGTGTCTTCTTTTACTGGAAAAATAAAAGATGGATCTACGGTAGAGTATACAAAATTAGCAAAGCCTGTTATTCTTTTTGCTATTTGTATTCCAGTTACGAAGTTTTCTAAAGTATCTACTCCAGTAGAAGAAGGTACAAAACTATTTAAATATCTATCTGTAGAATATGTTCCAGTATAAATAGTTCCACTATAAAAACCCCCAGAAGGCAAGAAATTAAAACCGCCGCTTCCTGTATACCCATAAGATAGGAATACATCTTGATAATTAGAATTACCAGATGGAATTCTTATCTCTGTTATGTAAGGTATTTGAGAAGATGTCGTTTGATAAGATCCAATTGGTAATGATCCAAAATTGTCTACATAAACTGTATGATCAACCCATTGAATACCTGAAGATCCATAGCTAGAAAATATATTTAAATTTCCAGAAATTCCCGTTCCTGTTCCATAAGCAATTGATAAAATATTTTCGGGAGAAGTGTTCTGTTCAAAATAATTATATACTTTTTTATTATTACCGCTTTCTTCTACAACGATATGAAATACACAATCTTGAGACTGAGTTATTGTACTCCAAGTAAGAAATGCTTCTAAGTTTAAATTTTTATCTGTTTTATTTAAACTAGAAGAAACATAACCTGTTAAATCATATATTCTTGGCGGTAAAGTAGATAAATTATAAGAAAATGGTTTTATCCCTGAAGAAATTATTTTTTGACCACTATAAAAATAACTATATGGTATTAAATGTACATAATATGGCTGACGAATATTATTATCAGCCACTAAAAATTGAGAACTAGTTTGTAAATCAGGAATAATTACGCTATCAATATTTATATTTTCATAAGATTGTGTAAAAATATAATCAGTAGAACTTGTGTCAAAAGAAGATCCCGTTGTTACAAAAACATCTAAAGATTTAATTATTTTTCTATTTTCGTAATTTAAATTTACTGTTACTTCATTATTTATATCGTATCCAGATATGGAAACTTGAGGAGTTCCAAAATTTATTAAAGCGCTTCCAGTGCTAGTTCTACCTTGGATATCTGTACTTACAATATCTATAAAAAACTGACTTAAACTATTTACATTTTGCTCTCCAGTAAGATTAGAAAACAAATTTACCAAATCACTGTTATTTATCGAATAAGATGTATTTAAAAAACTATCAGGAGAGCTGAAAATTAAATTACGATTTATATCATAAAAATTAATTATAAAACCAGAAAAACCAGCATCTGTAACTATATCTGATATAACATCATTAGTAATTGGTCTTATAACTGACCAATCTAAATTTATTGAATTCTCTAATAATAAACCGCTAACAAATGGCGTATTTATATTTAAACCATATGAGCTTTGCGATAAAGTGTTATTTACTAAAGAATCTACATTAGCAGTAACTAAAGTGATACTAGAAATTTCGAACGCTTTATCATAATCAATTCCTGAATTTGGAATAAATGCCATATATTACTTTACACGTTGATTAGTTTTAAATTTTTATCAAAAGCGTAAAAATCAATAAAATAACTTGGACTATAATTTCCTGAAGAAGTTGGCTTTTCACCCAAGAAAATATTTATAAAACGAGCCTCACTTCTTAAAACTTTAAATTTTAAAATTTTACCATTTCTTGTTATATTGCAAAGCAATCCATAAACAGATGGATTAATTAAATAACCAAACAAATTAACGAAATTTATACTAACTGATTGATACATCTTTAAATTATAATTAGCATTTAATACTTCATTTTCTATTATAAAAGAATAATCATAATTTGTATTGATAGATTGAACGTAACTTATGTCTAATGGAGGATTAGTTATATTGGCCGTTATTTGAGCATCTGTTAATGCAGAAGATATATAATCATCTGTAGAAAAAACTATTTGTTTTTGATTGTTTTGATTTGGATCTACATATTTGTCATCTTCAACTATTTTAAATTTTTCTTCATCATACTTAAGAGCAGAAATAGCATAATCATTTGCAGAATTTTCTGTAATACTACTAATACGATAAAGATTTTGTTTATCAATATTTTCTTCTAAATAGATAGCAAAATTAGCGTCAGATCTTAAATTTGCATAATTACCATAAGTTTCATCTGGAAAAGATGTATAATATAAATCTTTTATACTTGCATATATAGTTTTCATTGCAACAATTGCATATAATGGATTTCCTTTAGTTCTTCCTTCTGTATATAATAAAGTATTATTTTGATAAAATTTTATATAAATTCCATCATAAGTTATTGAAAAACTATCTGTTATCTTAAAAGATCCTGAAGCTACAATTGAATTGTTAACTTCTACAACAACTCCTGATCCAGCGAATCTAAAACGATAATCAATATCTGTATAACTATTATTTATATTATCAATTTCTGAAATACCCACTGCACTTTCACTAGACAAATCAGGAACAGAAAAATCAAGAGAACAATTATCAGTATATGATTGATTAGTATAAGCCTTTTTATTCCAATCTGATGCAAAACTACTTACAGCAGTCAATATTTTATTATCAGAAGAAGCTGTTATTCCAGATTTTAAAATCCAAGAAAAATATTTTTCATTTATTAACTTCAATCTTAAATTAGCATTATCTATTTCTGATATATAAAAAGATAATTCAATTGGTTCCCCTTGAACAACAGAAAATATTTTTATATTCTTACCTAAAGAATCATCAGCTACTGGCCTGTCTATATAAATATAATTATTCTTAAAATCTAAAGAAGTTATTTTACCATAACTTATATTTGATGTTTTTAAATAATCTGCTACTCTTACAACGTCTCCTATTTTTAATAAATTAGCTTCAACACCAGTTGTAAAGCTAACAACTTCAGATTCCAACTTTCCCGTTGCTAAAAACCATTTTCCTATTCTATTTGCTTGATATCTAGAAGTAACACCAAATCCAATAACCTCTTTTTCAATCAATCCATATTTTTTTATCAAATCTGAATCCTCTACATAAACAATTTTATCTTTAAAGTTATCGCTTTTATCTAGATATGAAACTTTAGCTATAGAAAAAGAAGTATTAAAATCACTAGATGTGTAAGTAAACAAACCATCTTTAACGTTTGAATTTGTAAATATATAACTAGTAGGCGCAGAAACATCGCTGCTTAAACTCAAATAGCCATTTCTAAAATAAAAAATACCTCTAAAAACTGACGATAAATCAGATAAAACTTTTAAGCTTTCTGTTTCACTGTTTAATAAAATATTTGCGGAAAATCTAGGTTCCAAAAAATCTCCAAAACCTTCTTGAGCAGCTACACATTTTCCTGATTTTATTTTTAAATCATAATCAAATATTCTAGCAGAACTGTACTGCTGAGAAATTTGTTCTTCTGCACTATTATAAGTTAAAACTATATTGTCTGTTCTTGAAATATATGAAACCGCATACTTCTTAATCTTATCTTGTTTATTTAAGATAGATGGATTTCCTGAAACATAAGACTGTAAAGCTGAAAAAAACTTACCACTCTTATCAGATTCTATGAATGTACGAGGACCAAAATCATTATAAAGCTTTATTTTTGCTTTATAAGTGCTAGTTACAGTAGCTGATACAATAATTTTTTTATAATTAGTGTTAATATTTTCATCAAATTGATCTTTTATATCATATAAAAATAATAACGAACCTATTGGATATTCTAAAGATAATTGGGTTTGATTTATTGCTGTAGCTCTAGTAATTATTATAGTATTATAATCTATAGAATTTATATCTGTTAAATCATTGTCATAAGTAAAATTATCATAAGGATATTTTGTAGAAGCATTTGTTTTTACAAGCTCATCACAATATTTAGAAATTTTTAAAAGCTCCCATTTATTTAAATCGTTTTCATTAAAAAATGTTTTAGCTAATCCATATCTTGAATTAACACATAAATCATAAAATATCCAAGCTGGATTATCAGACCATTTGAGAGTTTTGCTAAAATTACCACTCCAATCTCCAGAATATTCTCTAGCTTCACAATCATAATTATCTGGAACTCTTATCTTTAATAATTTGCAATCATAACTTCTTACTGGAATAGATCCAAAATGTCTTGCGCTTACTTTATTTCTACATAAAACAGAATATGGATTTGAAAAACCATAATTTATTTGTTCGATTATAGAGTCTACTGAAAAATTTCTTGATGCATTTCCAGCATTTTTCAACTCTTGAATGGCGCTTATTCTTTGTTGAACGCTATAAACACTTAAAATAAACTCAGCAAATGGATTATTAGCTTTATCCTCATCGGATATTTCTAAAACAATTGGAATAATAATTGGCGTAGATTTTACTACGAAGTATCCTTGAAAATATAAATAAGCTGTCTTTCTTGTTTGAGGATTATTTAAAGCAACAACAAATCTTATATAATTACTATAAGTCTCGCCTTTTCCTCCTATATAATACAACAAATCGATAGATATATTTAATATTACTGTTGTTGTATATTTATTTTTTATATAATGAGTAAAGCAACGAGCAGTATCTTTTAATGCAATTAACTTCTTTTCAAAATCAGCAGTGGCATTTTCATAAAAAAGTTTAACATCATAATTTTTAGTTATATCAAAATTTAAAGAAGGATCTCTTTCCAAATCATAAACTCTACTTTTATATTCATATAAAGAACTAGCATTTAAATCTGAATTTTTAAGTGAATTTCCTAAATATAAACTAAAATCTGAAGAAGTTACATTAAATAAATTGCTTTTACTATCTTTAACTGGAACATCATTATAATAAACGCCATAAGCTAAAGAAGAATTTGCTGAATTAACTGGATTAGAAGAAGAGTTATTTAATGTAATATAATTTACAGTATTGCCATTAGAATCAGTCAATCCTTCTATAGGCCCCTCGCTTAATAGATCTACAGATTCATAAAAAGATTCTGAATCTATTGTCGCATTATTACTTCCAGCTGCAATATTTAAAATATTACTTGTATCTGTTTGAACGTATATATTCATTATGAAGCTATTCTATTTGTATTATATAAATAATTTGATATAACTACAGATCCTATTTTTAATCTACCATAACCTATTGGAATAGACACATTTCTTTTAGTAACGTTTTCATATCCAGAAAACAGTTTAGAATTATTTTTTATATCTTTTGGTGTTTTTGGCGATAGTAATTTTGTTATTAATAATTGAATACCTGTAGCAATAGCCATTATAACTAATGAAACTAAAAGAGTAATACCAAAATCAGAACCTAAAATTAAAGGAACTATTTCTATTTTAGAATTTTTATTTAAAACTGGAGAATTTAAATAATCTGGAGCCATTATTTTTCCATCTACATAAATTAAAAAATGAGAGATATATTCTTCCAAAATTCCTAAAGTTTTAATTAATTTTCCACTATTAGCCTCAATAGCATCAAAAGCTTCAGAAACAGTTTTAACATTCAAATTCCACTCTGTTTTCATTAAACTCTCAAATATTCCATGTAGTTTTATGTTAACCATATAATTAATATTTACACTTCATTTCTTTAAAAATATTATTTTTGATATCATACATGAGCATATTTAAGTTATGATATTTTTGATATTGAAAATCTATTTTTGAAAAGTTTTGGCTATGTGGATGACTATGAAATAAATAAATGATTTCAAATTTATTCTTTATATTTAAATAGTCTTTAGGAGATATTAAAAAATTATTTTCTTTAGAAGGATGCTTATTTTCAATTTGAATAAATTTATATACATTATTATCTTGAACAATAAAACCACAAATTTCTAATGCAGTATTTTTATTGCATAATGTTTTTATTTCATCCAATAATTCATTTTTTAGCATCGTTATCATAAGGAAATGTTGCTGGAAAAGCGCCAAAAGGTAATGAAGTTCTGGAGTTATTAGCTGATGTTTTATTGTCTTGAAACCTTAATAAACAACCATTTAATGTTTTAGAGCATTTATCTTGTTTCCAAACGTCTGTATTCTCTAATGGATTTTTATTTAATACGCTATCCTGCAAACATACGAAAAAAGTTTTTGGACTATTTAATGGAATTATCAAAGAAGACTCTTCATCTAAATCCATGCTGGGCAGTGGATCTATAAAAACAAAATCACCCTTAGAATAAGTTCTAGTTGATAACCATTCTCCTTTGTATGTTAAACTTGTTAAATTATAAGAATTATTGCTTAAATTTGTTTTATACCCAGCTAAAAAAGTCTTATCATTTTGATCTGCAACTGGAAGACCTATATTACTTGTTATTCCAGGATATGAAGGAGTAGATGATACTGAATCTTTCCATACTGTTTGAAAAAAATATAACGCATTAGCAGCGTCTCCAGATGCATTTTTTATAATTGGACCCGCATAGTCAGAAGTGTTTCCATAATTACATCCATAACAACGATAGTTCCATCCGCAAGTATTGTTCGTAACTTTTCTAGCTGGAATATTTAAATTTTGAACATCAATCTTAGAAGATAACTCCAATTCCACTTCTTGTTTATTTTCACTTTTTTTCAAATTAATTATTAATTTATCAAAAGCTATATAAGTATTAAAACTAGAAGTTCCATAAGGATTAATCCCATCAGTAAAATTTGCCGCATCTAAATCTTTAGCTAAAATCTTTTTTCTATAAAACTTTTTTCCTATAAGATTATTTCTATCGGCTAAAATTTTAGAAAAATAATTATTTACATTTGCAATTTTTAAAGTTGGCCTACTCTGTCTTCCATCAGAGCTTTTTTGAAAAGATGAAAATTCACAAGGTAAAAAAGAATACTCATTACCTTGAAAAATAATATTTTGAGAAAAGTTCTTAGATCCATGAAATCTTAGAAATCCTTCGTTAGGATCTAATTCTATTTCATATAGATCTAATATTAAATAATTGTTTAATTTAAAAAGAGTGTTCATATCAAGAAGCGTTCGATGGTGTTCCAGCTATATTAAAAATATTTGGCAATCTAAAAGATTTATTTCTTATATTATAAGTAGCAGATGTTTCTCCAGTGAATAATTTAAAATATGTATCTATAAAATAATTATTTATATTAATCTGTTCGTTATCTATCAAAAGCCTATTATAACACGCAATATCAAAATAAGAAACTTTAAGACTTGACAAATCATTTATTAATTTAAAAGTAGTATTTTTAATATCGTTTATTAATAAAGATGAAGATTTATTCGCTGCTAGTGCTAAAGCCAACAAATCATAACTAGTTAATAAAACTCCATTTATAAAAATAGAATAAAAAGTTTTTGAACGTTTAATATTTATTATTACAGGATAGTAACTTTGATCAGAAGAATTTAAACTTTTAGAAACTTGAGCGAAATTAGTTCTTATAATATTAGTTTTATCATAAGTAAAAAAATTAGCAGAAGTATTGTTTGTTATTTCAGCATCAAATAATGGAGTTAAAAACGATTGAAAAACATTAGGCTCTTTTGAATAATAATTATAAGAACTTATCGGATATTTCGTATACAAAAGATGTTTAGATGAAACGTTTTTCGCTGTCTTATACCAATCTAAAAATTTAAAAGATGTAGAGTTAGCAGCTAATGTATCAAAATCTGTATCTTGCTCTATTGCGGCTACTATATATAAATCAAAATCACTACATAAAATAGAATTAGTAAATATTGTTGATAAAGATTGATTTTTTAATGTTAAAGCTTTATATCCAAAACTCTTATAATTTGCAGAATATGTAGCAGCACCAGTTAAAGTATATGAACCACCAACCCAATAATTTGGACTGCTTGAAATTCCACTATTAGGAAATCTAAATATATAATCAGATGGTAAATTTTTATTATATATATTTAATAAAACAGAAGAGTTTGAAAATGAAGTTATTAAATTGCCACAAAGTTGATTTGTAGCTGTAACATTTACTGGTTTAAAATTAGCTACGAATAAGTTACCTTTATTATAATAGAAAGTATTTATAGCGCTTGTAACAACATCAACTGTATTAAAAGAATTCGCTTTACCTCTTGAATCTGTATTTGAAAAATTTGTATTTGGATTTAAATAATAAACAACTGTTTGCGATCCCGATTCTCCATAACCGGCTTGTGGAGAAAACCAATAACCTACTGTTTGTGTCGAATTGCTATCTATTTGAGTAGTGTTTGTATTAAGATACGATGAATACACTAAATCAAATCTTGTATTAAAAGAATTAGAGGCTCCTTGTATAGGAAAATTTCCATTTTGATAAATATAATCATTTCCTCTACCTCCTAAACCATTTTTTGTCATCACTACACCAGCTTTAGATCCACCACCTCCAGATTGCAAAGAAGATTTATTTTGTATATATAAGTTATATTTTATATCTGAAACTGCGGTTTGATTGTTTATGCTAGTTTTTGCTGCTAACTTTAATATACTACCTCCATTTTTTGAATCCGCAAAAGAACCAGCAGCGTAGTTAGCTTCAGTCTGATTAATTAAACTTGACCAATCGCGACCAAAAGGATCGTAACTATTTAAATTTTGATTTATTATTTGTCCACCTGCTCCCTGATAACCTAATAAACGAGTAGTTGATGGTATATAAATATTTACTATTGTATCTCCTCCAGTATTTCCAGTAAAATTTTCAAATATACCGTCTAATTGCAATGCGTATTTATTGCTATCTGTTGAATAAAAATTACTATCTTCTGGTAAATATATATCTATAGAATTATAATAACTTAAATCTGGTTTACCATAATTAGCATCTACTATATATTTAAATAAATCAAAATTTTGTATATCATATCCTTGCTTTAAATTAACTAGCAAAGGCCCTCTTGAAAATTTTATATTTTTAGGAGTTCCGCTATAACCACTAACAACTTCATTTGATAATTGAGTGCTTGCAGAATCCACTCCTGTTGCATAAATACTTATTCCACTATGATTTACAGACATAGTATACATTCTTGCATAATAATCAGTCTCTATAGCAAATGGATAATCTGTTGAAGAAACATTTAAATAATTTAAATATTGATCTGTACCATAAAAATTTCCATATTTTGGAAAAGCATTTGTATTTTCAGATATATTTATATTCTTAGAAAAAACTGTAGTTGAAAAGTTTGTAACAGTAGATATTTCTAAATTATAACCTGTAAAAAAATAATTATTTAAATTTTCTGTTCCTGTTGGAACTGACCAATAAAAATCATAATTTAAACCATTTTGTGTATCATAATTTCTTACTGCTTTAAAAGACCTAACATAACCACCAGTAATATCTATAATTTTATTTCCTGTTATTTGCAATGTAATACTTCCACTTGGATCTGTAGATCCATCTTCTGTTGATTCACTATTTATTGTTATCGTTGTTGATTGTGTACCTGAAGGAGCAGAAACAGTTGGAATATAATATATATCTACATTACCATAGTCACTACTATCTAATAATAAAGAAGACTGAGATAATGCAAAATTTGTAGCGTTGCTATTGTTGAAAACATATTGAACTTGTGAATTTCCACTGTTATATATACTTAATGGATAAGAAATAGCAAAACCAGTTAAACATTGGCCTATATTTTTACCAGTTGTATTAACGTAAGTCATAGTGAAATTAATGTATTAAAATATATATCTGATGAAGTTAAACCCTTAAACTCTAAAAATTTTACTGAAATATCGTGATTGTTATAGAATTTATATGTATGATTCCATTCAGGACAATAAACATTTATTGTTTTATTATAAGGATCTGGCAAATCTATTTCAAAAATCTTAAAACCAGCTTTATTATCTAAAAATTTTAATATTGCCAAAGCTTCTTTATCTGATCTATTAGAAAAGCTTAAAGTAAAATCTAAAACATTCTTATTTATTCCGTCTGTTTCATAAACTGGCGCGGTCATCGCATACTCAGTTTTTACAAATCTTGGATTAAGCGGAATTTGAAAATTTAAATCAGGTTTAAAATAAAATTTTCTTGTGAATAAGCTATTTATTCCTGTAGGATTTTCATTTATACTTACGATTTTATTATTGGCTCCAGTGTACCAATAATAATCTTCTAATAAAGAACTTGTTGTTTTGAAGAATGAAACATCATCTTTAAAATAAGGTTTATTTTGGTCAAATAATCTTGTTGTATCGTCTCCAGTAACTAAAAATCCTTTATAATCTAAATTAGAATCATATGGCGAATTGCAAGTTATTGTAATTGCATTTAAATTCGCTTCTTTAGAAGAGTAGTCCAAAGAATTAAAATATATTTTAGCATTATTTTTATATGGATAAAATAAATCAATATCTACGGATTGATAAGATTCCACTAATCCTAAAGCCTCATATTCAAAAGTATTTTGAAAATAACCAATTAAAGATTTTGATTGAATATCCGTTAAACCATCATAAACTAATTTAAAATCGCTTGTCAAATTATTAACGTTTGGAACAACATTTGTATAATATCCATCACCATATTGCATCTTCAAAGCCTTCGTGGTAAAATTTGCAGAACATCCATATGTTTTATTAAAAATAGAATCAACATCTCTAGTTAAATATCTAGATCCCGTTATATTAATAGGCGCATATGAATAATTTAAACTAGTAAAATCTTGATTAGATATATAAAGACCATCGTCATTTGTAAAATGTTTTTCAAATAAATATTTTTCTATTTGTAGTATTTGATCATCTGTAGGAGTTTTTGAATATCCTATTATTTCATAATAAGAAATACTTGAAGCATCATAGTTCCATATATTATTTGCGCCAACATGCCCATTACCAGCAGTTCCAATTCTAAGACCAGCAGCACCAGTATAAAAATAATTACTTGTTAAATTTAACAATTCGCAACCGTTATTTCTTAATTTAAAATTATTTGTTGTATTGTTTTTTATAATTGAAACAATACTTTTCTTTTTTAATAATTTAGAAGCTGAGAATGATGAATTAATTGGTGGAGGAGAAACTATTCCATTTGAAGTAGTAGTATCTACTATAAATTGTTGAGATTCTTTAGGCACATTTGTATTCCAAGAATATTCAATATTATTTCCATAAACCATTAATGCACCACTAGTAACATATGGATTGGCTGAATCTGTATTTATAATTGTAGAATAATTTGGATAAATTACTCCATAAGGACTGCCAGCATTATAATTAAATAATCCATTTTTTAAATCATCATATTCAAATACAACGAACCAACATCTATCTCCAGTTAGAAAACCCGAAAAATTTTGCGTTGTATATAGTTGATTATACGAGAATGTTTCGCTCAAAGATCTTTCACAAACTACAGAATTTTTATTTGAGTCGTATTTTGGTCTAGAATCCAAAGTCACAGTAGCATCTACATTTACTAAATTTTGTTCTGAAAAGCCTGGAGCAGAATTATGCCATAAAGATATTTTACCAGAACCATCAAATTCAATATTATTAAGACTATCTAAATTAAACCAAGCATACAAGCCAGATAAGTTTGCTGGATATACAGAATTTCCAGTATGAAATTCATAATCAACTAAATCATATTGATCATAATTTTGATTAATATCAAAATCTTTAATCCCTGTGACAGAAAATTGTGTATTTAAAAATTCACTCATAGTGTATTTCTTAATGGAGCTAAACGTTGAGTTATTGCTAAATTGCTTTGCAAAATTCCATTGTTAGTAGTATTCATTCCTCGCGATTCTATTCTTCCAGAAATATTAAAAGTATTTAATAAATTATTATTATAATCTTTTATGTATAAATCGCAATTACTTATTTTCCCTTCAATATCAGAAACATTATTTTGTTTAAAGAAATTGCCATCAACGCTTACGCTTTTATTTTTATTTGATTTAGCGACTCTAAAAGGAACTATTTCACCATTTTTGAAAAATGGAATTCTTTCGCATTGCTCAGAATATTGAAACCCAAACACTTCAGAAAATCCAAATACATTGCTTAAATCTGAAATATAACTTCTATTTGAGTGAGAAACATTGTCAAGAGATTGATTTCTATTAAAATAAAATTGTTTTAAATTATTTGTACTGTCAACTGTATTTAATTTTCCAAACCAATCAAATTCTGCACTTAAAGATATTGGAGAAAATTGAGAAGCTTTGAATGAAATAGTTTTTAGATAACAATTTTCTATTTGAACTCCTGCAAATAAAGCATTAACTGGATTTTCTGAATTACTCGTAGGAATTAAATAGCTTGGATAAGCTCCTGTTAAAAAAAATTCAGTAGTTAAACTACCTACAACTGTTCCTTGAGGCGCATATCTTAATAATGAACCATCAGAAAGCAATACAGGTTCTATATTTGTACGCAAAGAAATTTGCACAGATGTAGAATAAAAAATATCATTATTTATTCTAAAATCTAAATTCTCATATTTTATAAATTTACTCATTAAACAATAGTGTATTTTAAAGAGCTAGTTATCTTAACTGGTATATTTAAAGTGGTAAAATCCGATTTGAACAATCTATATTGTAATAATTGTCCAGAAGTAAAAGTTCCAAAAGTTGGAAATACTATTTCTGCTATTTGATTTGTGTTTAAAGCAACTGTTCCACTACATTTTACATTTGCATAATCTCCAGTTGTATTTATATTATTATAACCATTTACAGATGTAGTTGTTGGAGTAATAGCATAAAATTGAAAAATAACATTAGAAGATATCGTATTTGATGTGAACAATTTTATTCTTTCAAGTTTACCATTATACATTGATACACCATATGGCGAATCATTATTAAAATCACCACTACTAACTACAGAAGAACCGTTTATTCCAATTGGATCTATATAAATATTAGAAGTTCCAGTTAATCTTGTTTGATAAACCTCAACAAATTGACCTTTACAATAAGAGGAATTACTTGTGTAACTTCCATCAATATCTAAACTTCCCGCTGTACTTAACTTTGCTACAACATCTGGAGAAGCTCCAGCATAACCATTTTTAATAAACACGAAATCATCACTACCTCCAAAAGTTGTATCAACATATAAATTTCCAATTGACCATTTATCTGTACTTGGAGAACCATCATATCGAGAAAAAGTTACAAAACTATTTCTTGGTCCTGTATCCCCACCTCCAAACGCTTTATTTGCAGCTATTACTATTTGCGCGTATCCTTGTGTATTTGTATTTTGAAAATATGCTGGAGTATACTGTGCTGTACCAGTTGCTCTAATATCTAATTTATATAATGGACCAGTTGTTCCAGCACCAACAAAACCGTTACTGCCTACTACTAAATTATTTTCATTCAATATAGAAACTGGACCCATGAACGCATTTGTGCTTTCTGCTCCAAAATAATATGTAGAAGTTGAAGTTCTATAACTGCTTACGCATCTGCTAACATTACTCTGAAATCTAGCCACTTCATCAGCAGTTCCACTTACATGGAAAGTATAAGCTGGAATAGCATGACCGATACCTACTTTAGGAGCAGTTAAACTATTATCTACATATACTGCATTATAACCTACATTTATATCTCCAAGATTATTATAATTTAATAATAAAGTTTCATCATTAGCGCTTGTTTTTATTTCAGTATTGTATGGATCAAAAAGTATAGCATTGCCTGAATTTTGAAACTGAATTGATGCGCCACTTACTAAAAATTTATTATTTAAAACTCCGGTAGAATCTGTAATGCCAAAATTACCACTCTGATCTACTACAAATAAATTACTAAACGTTGAGCCACCATCAATAGATGATTCTAAATATAACTTAGTATCATTGGATTTTTTACTAAATTCATAATAAGTATTTGGATCGCTTAATGAAAAAGCTATCTTTCTTCCAGAATTTGGAGTGCTTAATCTAATTTGCCCAGAACCATTTGTAGAAGCGGTATTATCCACAACATCTAATGAAACAAATGGAGTTTTATCATTTATACCAACAAAACCATTTGATCCACTTACTGTTAATCCATAAATACCATTATTTTCAAAAATAGTAAAACCTTGTGCATTTTGAGCGTAAAAACCAGTAAACGCTTTACTAAACTCATCTCTTGTTATTTTATTATCTTGCGAAGAATTGCTATTAGATACCAAAAATATATCAGTAGCCGCAACATTTACGCCTAATTTATCAGATAATGATGATAGTGGTATTCCCATATTAATTGTTTAAATAACCTTTATAATTAAGTTTTACACTTAAAACGTCGTCAGCATTTGAATTAAATTCTTGAGATACTAGTTTTACATTATTAAATGATTGATTAAACATGTTTATTCCAATAGCTTTTCTATAAGTAAATAATGGCACATTTCCATTAACTACTAAATCTAAACCATTAACTGGCAAAGTTTCATCTTGAAAAACTGTTCCATTTATACTTATTGAAAAACTAGTATCATTATCATTATTTAATTGAGTATATAATTTTTTAGCTTGGTAATCGTCTACTTCTAAATTAAAAGAAGCGTCTATTTCAATAGGTAATTCTAATAATATTTCATTTGGTATATAAGCATAATTTGCTGTAGGTCCAGAAGGACCAGAACCTCCTGAAGAAAGTCCAGATGGTTGAAGAAGATAAATTGGTTTTTTAGGGCAAGTTATAGAATAACTAAATTGTGTTATTCTATTTGTTGATGAACCGCTACATAATAGAATAATATCTTTTACTTGAGGAACGCTAATATATGGTGCTACAAAATTTCCTGAAGCAGAAGTATTACTTCCTATATCACCAAAAACCTGAATATCTATAGAAGTCTGAGGAATTTCTCCTACAGAACAATCTAAACTAAATCCATTCAAGCAGCCAGTTTGAAAACCAAATGATTTACCAAAGTAATTTATACTTGCTGCAAAAGTTTTAGCTTGTCTAGAAAGACTTTCTCCAGTAAAAGGCAAAAATGGCTCATTATATAATAAATATTTATTTACTTTAAATTGAGCCGTTGGAACTTCGGCCATTATTTGCTTATTATAACCAACGCCAATTGTATTTATTGGAGCATAATTAAGATTATAACTGCCATTAATAGATAATATTCCAGAAATGGCTGCACCATTTAAATAAAATATATTTTCGTAATTTAGCGTTGCGTTTTTCATATTATCCTTGGCGTGTTCCTGCTAAACTTCCACCGAATCTTTGTTCATTTTTAATGGCATCTAATACTACAGCATAAACTTTGCTATTCAAATTCTTAGATAATGCAACATCTTGTTGAGCATAGCTTGTAGAATTAGATCCAACTTCTATTGTTCCATCTCTACTAACATTAGTATTGAAATTAAATGAGTTAGTAGCATTTGTAGTATTAACAACATTAGAATTACTATTTGATATTGGCGACATACCTCCCGCTTGCATTCCAACACCATATCTTTTAACTATAGGAGTATTATACAATCCCCCTTCCATATAACCTGGAATTGTATCAGACAAACGAGACCCAATTAATCCGCCAGTCTGCTTACCAAATGGATTCATTTTTTGATACCAAGGTGATTGACCATAAGCAGTTGGACCAGAGAAGAAACTCTTTACTCCACTATAACTGCTTCCTCCAGTATAAGCTCCTGAGTATGGACTTATTAAACCTTTATCTATGAAAGGTTTGATAGAAGCTGATTCAGCTTTTGTTAAATTTGCTCCACTAGTTAATTTACCAGATAAAGCTTGCGCTTGTTTAGATTGAGCATTTTGTGCGATGTTTGACATTCCTTGCGCCAAACCAATAGATGCTACAGCAGCAACTAAAGATCCAATCATACCTGCTCTTTGTTGTTTTCTTGCAAAAGCTTTTCTTCTACGTTCTTCAGCGGCTGCAACTTCAGCATCCCTTAATTCACCATATAACTTGCTATTTTCCATTCCATAACTAGTCATATTAGATTCCATTGATTTGAGATCTGTAAATTCATTACTAAATGAACCGCCAGAAGCAAAACGAGGAGCCATCGCAAAATTTAGTTGATCAAGTGAAGCTGGACCACCCATTGCCATTACCGCTCTTCTATTTAATACGTATTCCCCATTTTCAAGTAGTGCTGGATATTTATCTCCAGAACCAACTCCAGAAATATACATACCAGATTGAGCGCGAATTACTCCTCCTCTTTGTTTAGCGGCAACTGGTAAATTAGAAACTCCAAGATTTCCTAATATTCCATAAACCGCAGATTGCATTAATGTTGTACTTATAGTATCCAAAAAAGTAGAAGCTATACCCATCAAAGCGCTTCCTAAATTATCAGATTCTCTTATAGCAGCTTTAATTCCATTAACCAATCCATCAGCAAACATTTTTGGTAGATCTTCTCCTAAACGACCTATCATTAATTCACTTTCATCTTTTAATTTATCAAATCCAGCAGATACTCCATAAGAAAAAGATGTAGAGCGTCTGGCAGTACGCTTATCTTCATCATTTATTCTTCTTGTAATTTTTTCTTCTTTCGTTTTTCCACTAATTATTTCTTGTTGAATCTTTTTTAAATTACTTAAAGTTCTAACTCTTTCTGTTTCTTTTTCTCCAACTAATTTTATATTTTCAATTTCTTTGATTGCTGAAGCCAAATCGTGACGATTTTGAATTTGTATTGGAGAAATACCTTCTGCTTGCGCTCTTTGTAAAAAACCACCAGTTCCCAATGGAGATTGTTGATCTAACACGTTAGCTTCTTGCAACAAACTGCTTCTTTGAGCCTCTAAAATACTAGCATAAGAAGTTTGGGCAGAAGCTGATTTTTCAAATTCTTGTTCTGCTATTTTTCGTTTAGACATCAAATTTCTTATTCTAGATCTTTCACTAGCTTTTCCTAAAACTCCCATCCCTAAAAACTGTCCTTGATCAGACATTTTTCTATCTAACGTATCCATTTCTAACTCCGATTGAGTTCTTCTTTTTATTTGTGATATTTCAGCATCACCTGATAATTCAATTTGTTTTATAATAAGAGAATTTAAAAATTTATCATTTCTTGCTCTTATATCCTCTAAATCCAATTGTTTATTTACCAAGTCTCTTTGACCACCGTTGTTTATTGCTCTTTTAGATTCAGCTTCATTATACAGTCTTATAGATTCCATTAAAAGCTTTGATGCGTCAGGATTATTTGAAATCTGACCATCTGTAGTCAACGTATCATTCAAATCAGACACATTACCAGTTTTTTTAAATTCATCTAATGCTGGTTTTAGAATTTTATTTAAAAAATCTTCATTTTGAATTGTTCCACTTAATCCTTGTAAAGTTTTATCATAAAAATCACCAATAGCTTTTTTAGTTCCATTCGCAAATTCATTCTGTAATTGATTTAATTGAAATTCTCTTTTTTCTGAAAGTAATTGAAGTGGATCTACATAAGAAGATCTTACGTTTTGATCAAAGTTAAAAATAGTTTCTTTTAATTTTTGAGCGAAATCATTTTTTAAAAGATCTTCATTTAACTGCCTTGTTTGATTAAAGATATCATCTTCAATTTTTAAACGAGCTTTTCTTAGATTTCCTTCTTTATTAATTTTATCCAATATTTTTTTAGCTTCATCTTTGTTTTTACCAGCTAAATCTTTATATGTTTCTGCAATTTGATTACCGCTTGCTCCAAAAAATAAATTTAAATATCTTTCAACTCTTTGTTTATATTCATCTGTACCTTTTTTTAATTCAGGAGATTCAAAACTTATTAAATTTTCTATATCTGAAGTTGCAGCATTTCTAATACTTAATTGCTGTTGCGCTGCTGAAGCTGCACCAGCTCTTCCAGTTCCAGGCTTTATTTGATTATATTTAGAAATATTATTTACAATATTTTCCATTGATCCTTTACTCAAATCGCTTTCAGAAAATGCAGAAAATAAATTACCAGCTACTTCTCTAGCATCTTTAACTCCTTTTTGCGCTGTAGTAGAAAAGAAACCACCTTCTCTCAAAGAAGAAAGAGCGGCAGATGCAGATTGTTTTTTACGAAGATCGGCATTGAAAGATTGTAAAGCTTTAGACATTCCCTCTACATCACCTTTTGTTTTTGTAAAAGCTTCAGCTAATTTTGTATCTTTTATTTCTGTAAAACTTTGAGATACTGCTTTAGAAGCATTTTGTATGTCAGATTCTTTTGCTCCAGAAGCTATTAATCTTGATAATTCCTGTTGTTTCTGAATGTAATCAGAACCAGCAGAAGCATTTTTTTGCATTATCTCGATATTTTCTTGATCTATTTTAGCTAATTCTTCCATTGATAATTTAGCGGCATCAACAGACTGAATTAAACCAATTAAAGCTCCTGCTGTAGCTCCTACAGCAGCACCTACTGGACCAAAAGCAGATCCAATAGATGCACCAGTTGAAACAGCGGTTAAACCCGTACTCAATCCTGATTGAACAGATCTTTCTGTAGAAGACATATCAGTTCTTTGTCTATTACCAAAAACAGATTGTTCTAATAATCCTGCTGCTATAGGCCCAGCAAAAGCCAATGTTGTTCCTAAAGATGATATTTTTTGATTTCTTGCTGATTTTTTCTTTTCGTTTATTTCTTGCGTTAATTGCTTTTCTACTTGAGGTAGTATGCTATTTAACACTTTATTATTAGCAGCAACTTTCGCTAATTCAGTAGAATATTGAGATACTTTAGTTTTATTCTTTAATAATTCATCCGCTAATTGCATCAAAGCATTTTGCGCTTTATCTATAGAAGCTGCCCAACTTTTTGGAGCGTTAGGTAATAAACTTCTAACATTTATATTTGAATCTGCAAAATTAGGAATAAATCCTCCGCTCATCAATCCAGCAGCTTTTTGTCCTCTCATTGAATCGCTTAATGCATTACCTAAGCCACCATGATCAGCAATTGCGGAACTAAATGTTGGTTGACTGCTGTTTCTAATATGAGGAAAAGGCTTGGTATCAAAGATAGCTTTATTGCCGCTCATGCTTTCTTCTAAGCCCATTACTGCTTGTTTATATGCAAAATTAGGAATAAAACCACCATATGTAGTATTTTTCTTAGTTTCGTATCTTCTTAATAAACCATCAGTAACTTTTGTAAGTTTTGCACTTATTGATGGATCAACATTCGAATACTTATCTTTAACAATTGATGCGGCAGCCATTTCAAATTCACTAAATTGCCCTGCTGGATTTTTACCAGTGGGATCAATAAATTTTGGTCTATTTGAAACAGCAATCATCGAACTAACTTTCTTAGCTAATACTGGATTTTCTTTTTCGAGATTTGCAAGTTTTTTATTCATGAATCCAGTGACTGATCCAGAAATATTTTTGAAATCTTGTTTCAACTCAAGCATACTATATGAACCATCAGCAATTCTATATAATAAATCAAAATCATTCTCATTTGCTATATCGCTTACAGGTTTATTTTTAAATCCAACTTCTGCTGGTCTTATTACTTTTTTTGAACCTAAAGCTATATTTAATGCAGATCTTACAAAATCTTCATGCAAGTAAGAAAGCATAGCGGAATTTCCTTTTTTTGCATATTCGTGATCTAAACCTCTTCCATAAGTAGGAAAATCTCCCATCTTGAAAAGATCTGTATCACCAGAAGCGTTTTTATATTTACTAGAATATTTCTTGAACCAAGGAATACTTGCTGTACTCATTGGAGTAGCAAAATTAGGAATAAAACCAGAACCATATACTCTATCTTGAGCAAATTGCATCTTTATTTTTTTTCTTAAAATAGGATTAAAGTCTAATTCAGAAACTCCATTTAATAAAGTCTTTTTAGCTGTAGTGTTTAGACTAGAAATAGAAGAGGTTTCTATTTGGTTTGGAACATCTGAACCTTCACCAATAATTTCTGTGTATCTTGGACGAATAAATAAATCTCCTAAAAGATCTGGTTGAGAAATGATAGAGGTTTTATCATCAATTTTTAATCTTTTTGTTTTTGATCCTTGTTTTGGTGAATAAGTGTAATAATTCTGACCTATATAATTAATAACTTTACTGATATTTTCTGCGCTGGTATGCCCTAAACCAGAGTGTGCATCAGCAAAAGTATTCGATTGATATAGTTTTGGATTAAAATTTTTATTTATTGGTTTTTCTAAAACCTCTTTAAAATCTATAGGTTTATTGCGAGAAGGAGGAACTTTAATATCAAATCCAACAGATTGTTCAAATGCCCTGCCTACTGAAAATTGAGATGGACTTTTTTTAACAAAATTAGGTATAAATCCATTAAACATATATGGATCAACACCTGTTCTACTTATAGAATTTTGTCTATGTGCGCGGCCAGCTTTTGATCCAGCAGGAGGATTAATAAAAGGTTGAGCAAAACCTGGAATATATTTTACATCTTCAGCGGTATTCATTACTCCACCAACAGGAGAAGAAACAACTCTGCCGGGAGCGTAGCCACCAGCTTGTGCGCCAACGACTTCAGCCATTCTTGTTGCAGTAGGAATATATCCTCCTGCGCGAGTAACTTGCAATCCACCAGATCCTTTTACTCTTACTCCTTGAGTAGCTAATTGAGCGGCTAATTGTTTAGCAAGTGTAGACTGCATTTGATATTCTGCTGTCTGCTGTCTTGCTATTTGAAGCAATAATTGTGCTTGTGCAGCTTGATTACCCATTAGTCCAGCAAGAGCTTGCGAAGCTGGCCCTTGTTGCTGCATTATTTGCAAAATAGATTGTTCGATATTTTTTCTATTTTGTGTTTCGGTAGTAATACCAGCAATCTGAGGTAAAGCTTGAGATAGATAAGTAAAAGAATTTTGTATTAACTTGAAAAGTGTAAAGAAAGCAGCAATAGCACCGGGACCAGCTATTACATTTCTAATACCCTTTAACAAACCATTTGCGAAAGTAGAACCAACTCCTTCTCCTTCAAGAATTTCATTCATTGATTCAACGAATGATTTTAATTGCTCTGCGCCATATTTAGCTAATGGTTCAAATGTTACTTTACCAATATTATTTGCTAATTGTTGAGTAGAACTAGCTGTTTGTTTTAATAAAGCGTCAAGAGTTTGATTTAATTTAGCAGTAGCTATTTCAGCTTCATTTGTTGCTGATGCGCCTCTTTGTAAAGCTCCAGCATATGTGCCTTGTGATTTATTTAAATCATTAACAATTGCTTTTAAGATATTAACTTGATAAACACCAGCAACTTGTTCTGACAATTGCGCTCTTTGAGCGTCAGCCAAACCTTTATAAGCTCCAGCAAAGTTTTGTAATATTTGAACAGCAGGTAAAATATTTCCTTGGACATCTCTAACCGCTATATTAAAAGCTTCCAACTGATCTAAAGTTTCAGTACGTTGTAAACGAGTAAAAATTGTTTTTAATGCGTTACCGATTACTGCACCACCTCTTGCAGTGCTTTGTTGTGCGGAGGTTACCAATGCGTTTAACTGATCAAGACTGACTCCAGCTTCTTGCGCTGCTTGACCTGTACGAGACAAAGCTTCAGCTAAATCTCCTGCGCCTACGGCATAGTCTTGTTCAACAGCAACAAGCTTATTTAATATTTGAGTGGTAGTGATTCCAGTTGCGGCAAAACCGTTTACAGTTGAAGTCAAAGCATCAACAGCATTTGCAGTATCAATTCCAGCTAATCTTGTTAACGTAAGAGCGTCTTTTGTTCTTTGTAAAGTCTCTTCAGCTTTTAAACCTTGACGAGAGAATTCAAGAGCAGCTTTAGATGCGTCATCAAAAGAAGATGCGGTTTGTTTGCTTACAGTAAATAAATCTGTGCTAAATTTTTGTAACTGAGAAGTAGTAAGACCGAATACGCGATTAATATCAGCAAGATTTTTTTCTACACTAATAGTAACATTAGCCAACTCTTTAAAACTATTAATAACACCACCAAGTACAGCAGTGGAAGCGCCGAACGCAATAACGCGAGCATTAGAAGCGGCTAGTGCTGCTTCAAAGTCTTTCACATCGCCTGTCATTCTGCCAAGCGGCTGAGAGAAAGCTCGTTGATTAACTGTCAAATTAAGTTGGTTATTCTGAGCGAATCTTTGATTATACGCTTGAACACCAGCTTGAATAGAAGCTGTTAATGCTGCTTGATTGGCCGCGACATTAATTTGAACTGCCATATTTCTTATTTACACGTTAAAATAAGTATTATCCGAATATTTTCATCATATCGTCCATGCTCAAAGAACCACCCTTCTTCTTGGCTTCATCAGCCAAAGAAAGAGTTTTTTGACCTTTCGCCTTCAATCCTACATATTCAAGATCTTCGCTAGTTGCTCCAACTATTGAACTAGCTTGATTTTCTTTATTATTTTTATTTTCTATTACTTTCTTAGCGTTTTCATTCGCATTTACATAATCGATAATCTTATCAGGATCGTTTTTAATATCTTGAGGCATTTTATCATTCTGCTGAAAGACATTCTTGAAAAAACGAGCATAAATAAGCAATTTTACTTGATTGTAAGTTAGTTCGCAGACTGATTTACCAAAGAATTCATTAGGATTTTCAGCAAATGGCATGTATAAATTAAAAAAATCCTGCAATACTAGATATTGAATTGTATTATCATTTATATTTTTATATACTTCTGAGTATTGTTTTATAATACAAGTCAGCGTTTCTGAGTCGATATTATCAAATTGATCTTCTTCAAAAGCTGGTTTTGATAGTCTTTTATCTTTGTAAAGACATTTTAAAATATAAAAATCATTAACTCTTTCTTCAGCATAGCTTTCGGCGGTGCGATTAAAAAAAGAAGCTTTTGTATTTTTAAGATCGTATAATCGTTTTTGCCCCGATTCTATACCTGTATTTACTCTTTGTATTTCTGATTTTAAATATAATATTTTCTTTTGCTTATTAAGATTATCAATAAAATCTTCTTCTTGTTTAATTAACGATTCTTGTTTTGTAGACCATTGTTTTTCTTCAATAAGACGTTTTAAAGTTTCATCGTTAGTTGGAACACCACGATTTTTAGCTTCATCAAAATAATGATCATAGATCTGATCTATATCGACCTGATCTTCCAAAGATAAATGTTTTAAATAAAAAAAATTCTCTAAAACTTTTATTTCAGAGAATCCATTTTTAATATCCCGAAAAGCTTTTTTGTACTTATTCTGTTGGGACTGTTCCATCTATTTCTCCAATAATTCTATCGAACTCTTCCTTTTCTGTATTGCTAGTGAAGAACCAATAACTAATAATACTTGCTAGTTTACTATAGCACTTTTCATAAATTTCATTCTTATTTTCTTCGTAATCAAACATAACAGCTTCCTTGACATCGAAAGTCTTACCGGGAAATAGCCATTCAAATTCAGGATTCTTCTTGCTATTATCCTTAAATTGAGTAAGATTTAAGACATACCAAAGAATCGCCCTGTTTTGAGCTTTGATGTCGGCAGTATGATTAAACAAAGTCATATAACTAGTTTCCTTTTCAATCAATGTCTTACGACGCTGAAGAATTTCTGAAGTTACCTTTTCAATTTTTTGCTTATAATCTTCATCACGTTCTGACTCTGGTTTTAGATTAAGAATAGTTAGTCTGCTTTGCAAATCCCCAATTTCTCCAGCGGCAGAAACCATGATCTTAGCATCACTATCGCTGATCAAACCGCCAGTATCGCTATATTTATTTAGTAACATTGCCTTTGTTAAAATTCCATTTCGGATGCATCGGCTCATTTCAATACTAAATTCCATATCAGCTTCTTGCATCTGTTTTCTATTAGGCTGCAAGATATTTATCTCTACTGGAATCTGCTTCTTAATTTTTTCCTTATAAGTACGAGTGACTTGCTCGCCCTGTTCATTTGTTACCGTTTCAGTCTTATCTTCCTCGACCTCGGTATTTTTAAAAATATTGAAACTATATAGAGACTTTGACATAATTTATTTATATTAATATATATTCTATAGTTTTTCAACCAGTGTAAAGTTATATATGGCTACGAATCTTATATCTGATTCACAAAGAGTCGCGCTCAATGCGACTATGGAGGATATTCATGAGACATTTGCTCGCGAAATAACTGTTTTTAAAGAAGCTTCTCAGATTGTAATTATTACTGATCCTAAATTTAATCCATTATATAATACTGCTGGTCAAACCACTTCATATGTAAATACACCTGTTTACAAGACATTTAAAGTTAGAATTCAATATAATGACGATATTGGTAAAAAATATTGGAGCGAATCAGGTTTAGCTTCACAGATTAAATTAGAAGCAGTTGTTGGCTCTGTTAGAATTAAGATAAGAGCAGAAGATTATGAATATATAAAAGATGGTCGTCGTTTTGATGTAGATGGCAAAAGATTCGTTTTAAATTCTACTTTTAGACCACACGGTTTGTTCGACAATCAATTTTATACTCTTTATCTCAAACCTGATCCATAAGATATGAATCCCGAATGGATAAAAATGTTCCAAGATTTGCAAGCTGACAAAGAATATCAAAATGAAATAAAAAAAGTTATTGACCAAGAATTTAATAAAATAAAAAATGAATTCATTGACGAATTCATGAATCATCCTATTACTCAGGAAATTCAAGGCGGAATAAGCGCCACAAACTCATCAAATACACTTGGCGGCATTACTAATTTATATTCTTTTATTGGATTTGATGAAGGCACTGACCCTATTAGACCTATAGAAGAATTATTAAAAAAATCAAATTATAGAGTTCTATTTAATAATAGATCTGTAGAAGCAACAGTTATTTTTGATATACCAACTGCTGTTCAAATATTTGAAATAACACCTATGCCTTGGGCAATAGGAAGAAGTTGGGCGAGAGGAATAGAAACAGGTATTTCTGGACTAGGTTATTATCTAAAAAAAACTAAAAATAGCCGTTCAGGCTTGGGAGTTCAATCATCAACTGAACAAGTTAGACCTGGAGTAGCATTTAAAAACTCTAAATACATATCGGATTTAATAAATAGATTTAATAAAGAATTAAAAGAGTTAAATAAACTAAACGTATGAAACCCACTTTTTCACATAATGTAGTAAACAGTTTCTTTTTATGGTTTGATAATTTTTTAATGACCAAGGGAGACGCTTATAAAACATACACAACAAAACTATATAGTAATCCTGATTTCAGATTAGGAAATGATAAAGTTGCTTATAGTTCACCATATAAACAGTGGGTATATGATAAAAGCATAACAGGGGCCACAATTCCTAGTGGATTCACTGTCAATGGAACTTTCTTACCAACTGGAACTAGCGGAATGCAAATTGATTTTGATAATGGACGTATTATATTTAATAGCGGAGTTTCCACTAACTTAAATATATCTGGAACATATTCTGTAAAAGAAGTAAATAGTTATGTAACTGATCAACCTGAAGATAATTTAATTATTGAAGGTAAATATATTAATAATAGTAGATTCACTGTTGTTGAAACTGGCATTGCTCCTTATAATCCCGTAACTCCCTGTATATTCGCTTCATTAGAAACTGCCCACAATACAGCTTTTGCATTTGGAGGTGAAGATGAAACTAAATGTATTTTTAAAGTTGTAGCTTTTTGTGAAAATTTATATCAATTAGATGGCGTATTAAGTATTTTTGGCGATTCTTATAATGAGATTTTCAGTCTTATCCCAATGACCGCGCATCCTCTTGGAGAATTTAATGAATTAAAGACTGGCGTATATCCTACTGGATATAACTATAATTCGGTAAGCAGCGCTTACAACTCAGAAACTCTTTTTATATCGCATGTTGAAACTTCAAAAATACGAGACAGCGTTCTAAAAGAATTGAATCCTATATTACACATAGGATTTTTAGATTTTGAAATTAAAGCTTATAGATATCCTAGATTATAAAAATTTCACAACAATCCGTATACACTGTAAAATCTAATAACAATTTAAAAACATTAAACAATAAAAACATATGGCAAGAAATCGTGTAATATACCAAAGTCAAGCTTTATTTATCGCTCCAAGTTCTACTGGAGTACAAGTAAGCGGAGTAGATAGCGCAGGTACTGGATTCACTGCCTCTCCATTTACTCCAACTGATACAGGTTCACTAGCATCCGGTATTTCTCTTCTAAAGAAGATGGATCGCATTCAAAATTGTAATTTTAATTTTACAATTAATAGACAAGATATCAATGAATTCGGTAAACTCGCTCGTATCGATTCTATTGTTATGGAAGCTCCAACAGTTGGACTTGATTTCAGTTATTATGTAACTGATGGCTATAATGAAAGATTAATGGGATTTAATATTACTGGAGTTACTGATACAAATATCGTTAATGGCGCACAAGCTATTTCTGGATTACTATCTGATCTACAAGGTAATAATTATTACATTTTAACTGTAGATGAAGGTGAAGACGTTGTTGGCGGAACATTGACCCCAAATTCTACTATAGTAGGAATTGGTAATGGATTCGTTAGCGAATATAGTTTTGAAGCTTCTGTTGGAGCTATTCCAACAGCAAGCGTAACTGTTGAAGCTTTTAACATCAAATCTGATTCAGCCGAAACTGTCACAACCGTAACATCCGTAGGTGCGCCAGCATTAAGTGTAGTCGGTGCAAATATAACCTCAATAACTGGAAACAGCCCAGCAATTAATCTTTTTGCTACTCCAGCTACTAAATTTACTTCTATTGGTTCTGCATATAAACTTGATTATTCAAGAGCTTTCACTGGAGCAATTGGTGCTGTCGCTGGTGTTAATTTTACAGGATTCACCACTGGAGTAAGTTCTGTAAGCGCATTGCGTCCTGGTGATATAGTTCTTTCTCTTGGAAACAGCGTTGGTTTAACAAATCTAGCAGACGCTCATATTCAATCATTTAGTTTTACTCTTCCATTGAGCAGAACAATTCTACAAAGACTTGGAAATACATTTGGTTTCGCAAGAGTTGTTAATGTTCCTATTAATATGGATGTAAGTATTAGCGCAATTGTTTCTGAACTAAAAGATCAAAATCTTTTTGACGCTTTAACAAGTGGAACTCAAACTCTTTCAATTACATTGAAAAATAGCTCATCAGCAAATAAGATTGTTTATGAAATCAGAGGCGCACTATTATCTTCTGAAACATATTCTGAAAATCTTGGTGATAATCAAACTGTAGATTTAACATATTCAGTTCAACTCGGTGGAGCAAATGATACAACTGCCGGTTTATTTATGTCTGGTAGTTATCAAAATTATCTAGACTCAATTACTTCTGGCTTCTTTAAGCTTGGCACTGGCAAGATCTAAAATAGATAACAATAAAAAACCCCAGTCGAAAGACTGGGGTTCTTTTTTTACTTATGGATGACCATATCCATATGGATAATAAAAAAATCCAGATCCTGTAAATATCGGCGAACCATCTTCACCAGCCACTTGCACAGGAGCAGCTTGATATATATTATAACTAGACACTAATCTTTCCATTTCTTCTCTAGCGTCATTAGCTAATCCACGATATGTTTTTGCAAGTTCGTTTTTATTTGTGCGCGTAATCATTGTGTCGCCTTCACGCAAAGTTACGAAATCCACAGAGCTATCTACTCCACGCAAAACTTGACGAGTCTTTTTTGTATAAAACTCATATAAATACATTTGTTTATATATAGCTCTTTCTTCTTGTTGAAAAGTCCCAGTTGGAACGAAATTAGCTCCTTCTACAGAAAATTGACTATATATTTTTGTATTTAACATGCCAACATTATTAGCAAGCCAGCCTGAAATATAATAAAATTGAGCGTATCCGCTATCATATTCAAATTCGTTGCCGAATATTTCATCAGCTAAATCATGTACACTATAAGCTACCATATATACTACTTACACTTTTTTATTCATCTTATGAACTATTTCATTATATATTATTTTAGAATAATAGTTACTATTTTTATATCTTACTTCAAAATCAAACTTTGTCGGCGGCTCAAATGCTTTATTTGTATCTTCATAACTTGATCTATCAATAGTATTCATAAATATCAAAAAATTAGGATCAAATTTATTTCTAGTTTTTTGTGATGGACATACAAAATCACAAATTACAATTTCATTATATTGACCATATAAATTGGCCAAATCTTTCATTCTTTTTGCTTGACGCTCACGACCAACTTCAGAAAAGTCCCAGTCATTAAATTGTTCACGAACTTTATCCGCATTCAACCAATAACACTTATAATTATCATTTAAAATATAAACTAAATCTCTTGCCAAACTGGTTTTACCAGATCCCGGCAAACCCATAATTAATATTTTTAAAAACGACTGTGTTGTCATAATATATGTTATGGTTCAAAAGATTTTTTTTCAAAGTAGTATGCCTCGCAGCGGTTCGACACTTTTTCAAAACATAATAGCACAAAATCCAGATTTTTATGCAACACCTACAAGTGGATTATGTGATGTACTGCTCAATTTGAAAGGTAATGTATGGAATTCTATTGAATTTAAAGCTCAAGATTCTGCATTAATGGAAGCTGGATTCAAAGGTATGTGCAATGGATTATTGACTGGATTCTTTAACAACGTCACAGATAAAAAATATGCGCTTGATAAATCCAGAGGCTGGAGCGTCACACATGATTTTTTAAATTATTTTTATCCTAACCCAAAAATAGTAGTCTTGGTAAGAGATTTAAGATCTATTGTTTCTAGTCTAGAAAAGAAGTTCAGAGAAAACCAACAATTTGAAAATGGTTTGCAAAGTTGGAATGAAATGAAAGGCACTACCACCGATAAACGCGTGGATATGTATCTAAATGTAGCGCCACCCCTAAATGCACCAATTGACGTAATATATGATGTTATTGTACGTCGTATTTCTCAAAAGTGTTTGTTTATCAAATTTGAGGATTTGACTCGTAATCCCGAAGCTGAAATGCGAAAGGTGTATAACTATTTTGAATTACCATATTATGAACTTCATAATTTTGACAACGTGCGACAAGTCACTCAAGAAAATGATGTATTTTACAGACCGTTTGGTGATCATATGATACGAGGAAAAATAAAGCCTGTTGAAGATGATTATCTAAAAGTTTTGGGGAAACATAATTGTGATTATATCACAAACAAGTATGCTTGGTATTTCAAAGCGTTCAATTATCCTGTATGAATAAACCAATAAAAGTTTTATTAGCGGCTCCAAGTTACGATGGAAAATACGACGTAGAATTTATCAAAAGTTTAAATGCTACACAATATCTCGTATCACAAAATAATATACAAATACTTCCTGTTTATTTGTGTTATGATAGTTTGGTGCAACGTGTACGCAATAGATACTTCAAGATAGCATATGAAAATGATATTGATGCGTTGTTTTTTATAGACGCTGATATTGGATGGAAAGCCGAAGACTTCATAAAGTTGGTATTGAGTGATAAAGATATGATTGGCGGTGGATATAGAAAGAAACAAGATGAAGAAGAATTATATACATTCAAAGTAAAAGGAGATACTGATAATACATTTGAAATAACACCTGATAATGATGGTTTATTAGAAGTAAATGGATTGGGATGTGGATTTTTGAAATTGTCTAAAAAATGTGTAGATCAATTGTTTGAAAATGAACCCAACTATTATGTTGATGGTGCTGACGATGTTACTAAAATCATTTGTGATTGTGTTGTAAACGATCAAAAACATTTTATCTCAGAAGATGTTGTATTAGGATTTAAATGGCAAAATCTTGGAGGTGAAGTATACGTTGATACAAATATTGAATTAATACATTCAGGCAATAAACATTATACTGGCAATGTCAATAAATGGCTGGCTAACTGGAGAAATAAATTCGCAGAACAAAAACAAATATCAAAAATGACACCAGAATATTTATCAAAATATTTTGCTCAAGAAAATAAAGAAGACGATATGTTTAAAGTTTTATGAATGATTTACATGCAGATATAATATTATTTGATACAGTAGGATCACCATATACTGGTGAAACTGTTATTACAAACGCTATGGGTGGTAGCGAATTTCAAGCGATTTTGTTGTTGGAAGAGTTTGCAAAACTAGGCAAGAAGGTGATTTGCCTTAACAATACCAAAATAGAAAAATCATTCAATAATGTATTGTATTTGCCAAACACAAGTATTTTTAAATACAATATAAAATGCAATCATTTAATATTACACCGCAATAGTATAATTCCAAAAATACCTCATAAATATTGTTATCAATGGATTACAGATAATAATTCTTCATTCAACTTGAGCTATTATAATTATTTAAATGATAAAAAAATTAAATTAATAACTTTAAGCCAATATAGCAATGAACAATTTGCAAACGATTGGGATAAGCATGTTATTAACTTTATGATACCCGATTGGGTTTATCAATATAAAATTCCAGAAAATAAACAAGATTTTATATATGCAAGCAGTATAATGAAAGGATATCATGAAACAATAAATCATTGGAAATTTTTAAAACAAAATAATAAATTTAAGAATAAAATTTTAAATGTATGTTTACCCGGTTATGACAATCCTGAAAACGATATCAGCGAATCAGATTTCAATATAAAATATCATGGATCACTTACTTTTAAACAAGTTATTGATTTAATGGCAAGTTGCAAAGGTCTATTTTATGTGAATTGCATGACTGAAACTTTTTGTTTAACTGCTGTTCTTGCGGAAATTTTACAAACGACTCCATATATCTATTGCATGAATGGATATGGCGCATTAAAAGAAGTATTGAACAGCGATACAATTGTTAAAAATTCTAAAGACTTTTTTGAACATTTAAATTCAGGAAACCCAATAAAAACAAATCCTAAAAATTATCAAGTAAAAAAGATAATGAACGAATGGATAAAAGTAATAAATTTAACATAATATAATATAAATTTAAATATGAACGCAGAATACCCAACAATAGAACTTCCACACACAATACTTTTACAAACCCCAGTTACTGGAAATACATTTAAGATTTTAAATGCCACAGACGATCCAAATAGCAAAACTGTAAACGCTCTAGTCCAAGTTGGACCACAAGGATCTAATAATTGGTTTTATGTTTGGTCTGGTGACGCATACGATGAAATAGGAAACTGGACAGACGCTCAATTAGCCGAAGAAATAAAAAATCAAATAACAGGACTTTATCCGCAATACAATATTTAATATAATAGATGAACAAAAAATATAAAGTTCTTTTAGGCACTCCTTCTTACGATGGCAAGATCGATATTTATTATATCGATTCTTTATTAAATACATTGTCGCAAGCTTCTACGCATAATGTTGAAATATATCCATTATTCATGTGCTACGATAGTTTAATTCAAAGAGCGCGGAATGATATATTCAAAGCGGCACATGATTCTGGTATGGACGCGCTTATTTTCATAGACGCTGACGTAGGATGGAATCCAGAGTATTTTTTTAAGCTGGCAACTAGCAATAAAGATGTAATTGGCGGCAGTTACCGCAAGAAAAGCGATAATGAAGAATTGTATGTTGTCAAAGCGTTAGATAATAATGATCCATCTCTTAATTTAACTATAGATCAAGAAGGTTTGATGGAAGTGGCTGGATTAGGATGCGGATTTATGAAGATATCTCAAAAAGCTATTTCAGAAATTTGGAATTCTAGTAAACCATATAAAAATGAAAAAGGCGATTCGCGAATGGTATTCGAGGTTGTTTGTGAAGATAATGATTTAATAAGTGAAGATATTTACTTCTGTAAAAAATGGAGAGATTTGGGTAACAAAGTTTATTTAGATACCAACATTACTTGTTCTCATACAGGCACAAAGACTTTCACAGGAAATGTTAAAAACTGGCTAGAATCTTTTAAATCTATCGCCGCCAATAATATTAAAGCCAACGATTTTAAAAAATTCACTGAACCTACAAAAGATTTAAGTGATGATTTTAAGGTTTTATAAACAATAAGCTCTCAGCTATTATTTGTTTATTATCATTCAGAACAGATTCAACTACTGATATGAAATCAAATTTCATATCAGTTAATTTATCTATAACTTGCTGTTTTGCGCATCCACCTTCATTATAATTAATTAAAGACACTTCTGTGATAATGACTTTTGCTTTTGAAAACGTCGCAAATCCTCCATTTATTATATCTAGCTCAGATCCTTGAGTATCTATTTTTATAAGATCAAAATCTTCATTAGTTAAATCGTCTAATTTATAAATCGGTAGTTCTTCTACTATTAAATTAGTGTCGTCATAAAAAGATGAATTTTCTTTGTATATTGAATTGCCTGAACAAACTGGACTCCATTTAGTTTTATAAAATTTAGATATTCCATTATACTTACCAAGTAATTTTATATTGTATGTATAATTTTTTATTTTGTATAAAGATTCAAATTTTTTATTACCTTCAAAAAGAACAATTTTTGCAACAGGCCAAACATCACGCATGATGTCGGCGGTTTCGCAAATACTCGCGCCAATATCTAAAATTTTTTTTGGATTAAATCCGCTTTTACGCAAAATTAAACACGTTTTCAAATAATAATCATACGAGTAAGACATTAAAGATTATCTATTTTCTAAGAATATAATTCTATTTTCTAATGTTTTTACTTTATTATTTAATTCTTGAACCGCTTTAATTAATGGTATCAATAAGTTAGCTGGAGTGGCTTCAAGTTTTTCGGGGTTGTTTTCGTACACTAATTTTAGATATTCTACGCCTTCTTGTTCTTGAAGTTGTTTTAATTCTTGAGCTATAAAACCAACTTGGATTACATTATCTTTTTTACTACCATCTCTGCTACCATTAATATACCACTCACGTTTATCCCACTTGAATGTGACAGGGCGTAGTTTTTCCACAAAGCTCAATCCTACGCTCATGTCATTGATATCAGTTTTATCTCTAAAATCAGATAATGCAGTAATTGATGTTACTTGACAACGAAGTGCAGCTACGTTGGCATTACCTAATGTAATTTCATTGGTAGCTGTAGCTGAAGAAGAAGCTGCGTTAAAACCTATTATTGTTAGATTGGTGCCAGTTGTTACAGCAGATCCAGCATTATAACCAACTGCGGTATTATTTATACCAGTAGTATTGGCAGACAATGCAAAATTGCCTATAGCACAAATAAAGTTGCCAATTGTATTAGCTCCTAATGCGCCATGTCCAAAAGCTATATTTTCTTTACCGGATGTGTTAAGGCCAAGAGAACTATTACCCATTGCTACATTTCGTATACCTGTAGTATTTTTTTGTAATGCTAAATAACCGAATGCATTATTATTGGTACCACTTGTATTAAATTGTAAAGCTCCTCTACCAAAAGCAGAATTACGCTCGCCTGTATTATTGTTTGCTAATGTTAAAAAACCAAATGCACTGTTTATTCCACCTGTGGTATTGCTTGCTAACGCAGAATAACCAAATGCACTATTTCCAAAACCGAACGTGTTATTTTTTAACGCTAGATAACCAAATGCACTATTACTATCGCCAGTTGTATTGCTTGCTAATGCTAAATGACCAAATGCATTATTATTGTTACCAACTGTATTACTTGCCAAAGCATTTAAACCAAATGCATTATTATTTATACCGGTTGTATTATTTTGTAATGCACTTCTACCAAACGCGCTATTGTTATTTGTTGTATTTGCTTTTAAAGCATAATAACCAAATGCGCTGTTATTACTACCAACTTGATTGCTTTGTAAAGAAGTTCTACCTACAGCTGTATTAGCAATACCTGATGTATTAGCACCCAAAGCGTTTACACCTATAGCAGTATTACTTGTACCAGTATTATTAGCATTTAAAGCATTTAGCCCCACTGCTGTATTATTTACGCCCGTGGTATTATTTTGCAATGTTTGATGTCCTATAGCTGTATTATTTGTACCTATTGTATTGCTTGCTAATGAATTGTAACCAAAAGCGTTATTATTATTCGTGGTATTATTCTTAAGAGCGTAATAACCGAAAGCATTGTTATTACTACCAGCTACGTTTAATATTAGAGAATTTATACCAAATGCATTATTTCTGATGCCACTTCTATTATTTTTTAAAGCGCTTATACCAAAAGCACTATTATTATTACCAGTTGTGTTACTTGATAAAGCATACATTCCAAATGCGCTGTTATTTACACCAATTGTATTATTTTGTAACGATATATGACCAAATGCACTATTATTAACACCAGTTGTATTGCTTGCTAACGCAAAATAACCGAACGCATTATTATTGTTTGTGGTATTCTTTGACAATGCTAATGTACCAAATGCATTGTTTCTAGAACCAGCGGAATTGCTTGCTAATGCTAAATAACCGAACGCATTATTACTATTACCAATCGTGTTTGCTATTAGAGCATTTACACCAAGTGCATTATTTAATGTGCCAGTTGTATTGTTTCTCAATACAAAGAATCCAACAGCAGTATTGTTATTTGTAGTATTGTTTACAAGTGTATAATGACCAAATGCCGTATTGTTACTACCAACTGTATTGTTTTGTAAAGCACTACGACCGAAAGCGCTATTAGAATTGCCGGATGTATTATACAACAATGCTGCTACACCAAAAGCACTATTATTTATACCTACGGTATTATCTCTTAATGTAGAATCACCAAATCCACTATTATTATAACCAGTTGTATTATTTCTTAATGATCTATAACCAAATGCACTATTACTATAGCCGGTAGTGTTACTTAATAATGCTCTATAACCAAATGCACTATTTCTTATGCCAGTTACATTACTATTTAAAGAACCGTTTCCTGCAACTGTATTGGTAACATCATTTCCAGCACCTCTACCAACAATAACATTATTAATGGTTAAACTATGAGTACTATCAACTGCAATACTATTTCCAATTGTAGAAGCGGATGTGAATTTAACAATTGTGTTGTTTGTGCCTGAAATAGATACACTTGTTCCAGATGATCCGCTACTTCCACTACTGCCAGAAGTTCCAGAAGATCCTGAAGTTCCAGAAGAACCGCTTGATCCACTGCTTCCTGATGAACCTGACGAACCGCTACTTCCACTACTGCCGGAAGTTCCAGAAGATCCGCTAGTTCCATTGATTCCAGAAGATCCGCTAGTTCCATTGATTCCAGAAGAACCGCTCGTTCCAGAAGATCCGCTAGTTCCATTGATTCCAGAAGAACCGCT